CAGGAAATTAAGGAGATGAATGATGCCCTTTATGATGATAAGGGGAAAAAACTTTCTTATGAGGACTTCCGGGAAAAAGTAATGGCAATTCATAAAGACTATAATGAAAATTACCTTCGCACGGAATTTGAAACGGCAGAAACAAGCGGCAGACGCGCCAGTGAATGGCAGGAATTCAAGGAGAATGCGGATATAATGCCTAACCTGAAGTATGTGACTGCCGGGGATGAACGGGTAAGAGAATCACATAGGATACTGGATGGTGTCGTAAAACCTATTAACGATCCGTTTTGGCTGCAGAACTACCCGCCCAACGGATATCGGTGCAGGTGTTATGTCGAACAAACGGACGAACCGGAAACGCCTGCTACGCCTATTGTGACGATACCGGATGCTTTTGCGAATAACGTAGGTCAATCCGGTGAGATATTCACGGTTGCACATCCTTATTTTTCAATGCCGGACAATGACCTGATAAAAATCAGGAAAGAGACGGAGCGGAATAAAATATACGCCCCTTACCATCGTGATCCGGAATCGAAAGTGATGATCAGCGACTTTGCTGATCCGAAAGACTTGGCAAAGAATGTGGAAAGCGCACGGGTAATTTCAAAGGAACTGAAGATGAAAGTAAAAATCCGCCCGCACATCAACGAGGACGGGGTAAAGAACCCGGAATATTTGATTGACGAAAAGCTGGCAGACCTGAAAAATATTCAGGGGCTGGGCGGTATAAAACACGGGCTTGACAGTTCGAAAAAACAGCAGTGCGAATATACTGTATTCAATTTGAGCGCTTTTGACACTGTCGAACCGGAAATGCTGAAAAACAAACTGAACGGCATATACAAACTGTATGGCGAAAAGTATGCCGGGCAGCGGATGGTGTTCATTTATAAGAGAAAAGCCGTGAAAGTGTCATGGCAAGACGTGGTGGACGGAAAAGCAACCGACCTTCTTAAAGAACTTCAGGAGCAGTAGCCGAAACTACCACTCCTGAAGGGAGCTCTTGACCTGTTACAGCCGCGAACATTGCAAATATACAATTTTATTTTGAAATGCAAATGGAAAGAACTGAATTACCTGATTTTTTTAAAGAATTATCCACACTGGTAGAAGATGCGCACCGCTACGCGAAAGTTGCGGGTGTGAACTTCTTCAAGCAGAATTTTCGCAGGCAGGGGTTTCTTGATACATCACTGACACCGTGGGCTAAAAGGTCACTCGCAATCGGTTCGGATCGTGGCGTATTGATACAAAGCGGGAAGCTCCGCGACAGCATCCATGCGGTCAGCCGTGGAATAGACCGTATCATTTATCAGACCGATCCGCTGGCTTATGCCAAGATCCACAATGAAGGCGGGTACATTGTCGTAACGGAGCGAATGAAACGTTATTTTTGGTATTTGTACATGAAGTCGACCGGATCAATGCAAAAGAGGAAAAATGGCGAATTACGGCAAAATAAAGCCAATGAGCGGCTGTCTACAATGGCTTCTTTTTACAAAAGTATGGCACTTAAAAAAGTAGGCAGCAGGATAAGAATCCCCAAACGTCAGTATATGGGTGAGTCCGCTACGTTTATGAAGCAACTCGATACATGGATCGCATCGGAGATTGACAAACGATTCTCGAATATTTAATCTATATAGTTATGATTTGGACAGACTGCTACAAAGAACTGGTTGAAATAATACGGAGCAAAGATGAGTTCCTCGCATCTATCCCGGATGAGTACTCCGAGCTAAGGGAACGGATGGAAAATACACCGGGGATTGAACATATAGACATGTGGCATGAACAGGTTAGTTTTCTCGATGAGGAACATCCCTTTTCGTCCCCGGCTGTATTCATTGAATTTAATACGCTGGGTATTGAGGATGAAGGGTTACTCGTTCAGCGGCTTCACACGCAGATTGATTTCCGGCTGTTTTACGAAACTTTTTCCGATACCTACGAAGGTGCGGCAATGCAGGAAGAGGCGTTGTCCTTTCTTGACCTGTTGACATTGCTGGGGATGATGTTACACGGAAAATCGGGAAAGAACTTCGGCACGCTCCGACGTACCCATGTCGGACGGGAAGAGTCGGGGGGTGCGGGAAACCTGTACCGGATCAGCTTTGAATGTGAAATCATGGATTACACCACAATGGAACTTGCAAGCCATGCCGACATGAAAGACCGTGAAATGAAAATTAGCAATGGGGACTTACCGGAGAAAACGGAAGACGAAGAACCGCTGTATCATCTATGATACAACGGTTAAAAACCAAGACTAAGTTGATTTGTATCGTTCTTTTTTGAATCGGGCTTTTTGCCCTCTTTTAATTGTTCGTAATATGATAAATTCTCCGATATATAAAAAATCCGTTTGTAGATGTAGTTCTGATCAAGAAAGAACAGGTCATGACTCATACGTAAAAGAACATCCTCCAAACGGATGCGCTTTTTATCATAGAGAAGATAGAACGTTTCTACCATCTTCCGGTCACGTATTTTGGTCATTTCAGGATTCCGCATAAGAAAGCATTATTATAGCGCAAATATACGGATTTCCAGTGATTTGTCAAAATTGAATATAAGCCTGCGGGGGAAAGGCTATAAAAAAGCCCCCAGCCTGTTAGTAAAGACGCCAATCACATACTAACAAAATGCGAGCAGACGCACAGCCGGGGGCAAAGACCCTTGCTGCGTCTGCTCGCATTTTTGCTTTATGTGATTGGCATTGCAAAGATAATCAAATTTGTATTATTATAAACATTCATTTTAAAAGAGTATGAGCATGTTGAAAGAAAAAGTTACGGGGATGGCTACCGGATATACAGTAAATGCACCACAATGGGTGAATACGTCCACACAAGCACCAGAGTTCAAGTCCTTTTATAAGACCGTCTCCGGGAATGAAGGGAATAAATGCAATTACCCGACACGTTTAGACCTCTACGGCTGTGGATGCTTTCACGACTGTTCTTATTGTTATGCAAAGTCGCTTCTTAATTTCAGGGGACTATGGCATCCAGATAATCCGTCCGTTTCCCGGACGGACAAAGTGGAGAGGAAGATCTGCAAATTAGAGCGGGGAACAGTTGTGCGTTTGGGTGGAATGACTGACTGTTTCCAACCTTGTGAGGCTGTTTACAGGGAAACCTATAAAGCAATTCAGAACCTGAACCGACAAGGGGTACACTACCTTATCGTGACAAAGTCCTCAATGGTGGCAGATGACAGATATATCCGGTTGATGGATAGAAAACTGGCACATATACAAATATCTGTGACTTCTACGGATGACACACTTTCACGTACATTTGAAAAGGCATGTCTGCCATCCGCACGGATTAAAGCTATTGAGAAGCTGCAGGAACAAGGGTTTGATGTGGCTGTCAGATTATCCCCATTTATCCCGCAATTTATTGATTTTAGGGTTCTGAACAGTATCAAATGTGATAAAATTCTGGTGGAATTTTTACGGATAAACACGTGGGTGAAGCAATGGTTGGATATTGACTATTCCGAATACACCCTGAAGCATGCAGGGTACAATCATCTGCAGCTGGAGCGAAAAATCGAATATCTAAATAAGATTTCAGGGTTCAGGGAGATTTCGGTTTGTGAGGATGTGGACAGTCATTTTCAGTATTGGAAAGAGAATGTAAACTGCAGTCCGGATGATTGCTGTAATTTGAGAATATAAAATTAAGCCGCGCAGGAAAAAATCTTTGCGCGGCTTTTTTCGGGCAGACAATCATTTGTAGAATATGTATTTTTCTTCGCAATAAATGCAATGATTTTCTTTGCAATACTTCTCAACTGCCTTGCGCGTTTTAAAGTCTTTTACTTTTCCGTCTTTCGATTGAATATGTCCCACATTAAAGTCTTCATCTATCTTTAGGGGGACAAACCTTGTTTGGGTATTAAATCGTTTCATGTTTCCAGTTATTCTTTTTCCATTAATCTTAAAATTCTGTTGAACTCATCACGGCTCATATTGGTAGGTACAAAAGATGCTTTTACCTCTTCAAACGGACGAAGAGAATGTTTTAATGTCTCTTGAGCTTCCTCCCTTGCCTTTTGGGCACACATTTCAATATATTCTTCATCTGTCATATTGTAATCACTAACAGTATCTATCACCGTTGAGAATCGGCATAAAAGCCCATTTTTCTGTCTTGATATAAAGCTCATCTATTTTGATTTACTTGAAATTACCACTCTACTTTATATACGCCATTCCAATTCTCATCTATAGAGAAACGTATTTTATATCCGACTTTCATAAGTATATGTCGTACATACGAAGACAGATTTATGAATGTGTATGAATGTTCTCCACGTTTTTTCGCCTCTTCGATTATTGCTACTACTTCTGCTATATATAACATTCTATTCCTTTCTGATTTGGTTTGAGGGTTATTCAGTAGCCTTTTTGATAGCATTACATAATACATCATAGGCAGGTTCTTCTACGCAGACATATTTTAGTGCTTCTTGGCACGCTTTTAATAATTCAGGAGCAGCCGCTATTAACTTGGCTCTCTCTCGTTGCTTTTTCGTTCCATTCGCATGTCCCCCCAATGGAAAAGCTACAATAGCCAAAGGGAACTCAATAGATGTATCTTCTTTTATAAAGATTGCACCATCAGGAAAGTCGGGAGTAATTGTTTCAACCGTTTTCCATTTTATCAAAATTTCTTTTTTACTCATAATTGATTTTATTATACGTTATTCAAATTCATCAAGTTCGTAAGAATCCTCGACGATTTCTTCTACTTCTTCTAAAAAGTAAAGTTGTGTCTTGTTATTGAAACTGGTGCGTAGCTGTTCTGCTAAATACAGATATCCGGCTCTCCATGCTTCTTCCGCTTCTTTTGAACCTTTATTCAATTTTGCAACCTTTTCCTTTGACAATGCAATGAATTTTTCTTGTGTCATACTTTAGTTCCTTTCTAATTTGTTATACGTTAATTATTACACATTCTAATCAAGCATCATATCAAACACCAATGTCTTCATATTTCGACTTTTGTATAATTACTAAAATCACAATAAAGATACTCCCACCAATCGCCATAACGGTATTTATCATTCAAATACCTACAACGAGTATTCCAAGTGTTTTTCTGCCAGACTTCATACAACACACCTTTATGGATGAAAGTATCACCTTCTTTCAGAGTTGAAACATCTATCTTACTCATATCTCTATCAAATATTATCAAAAGCCGATCTTTCCCGGCTGTTATCCCTTTATTTTAAAACTCCACAATAAGCCAAAACCGATAAGGAGGTAAATATACCTATTACTGATACTAAATATAGAATCAGTAGATCCTCTAAGCTATTATCTTTTTTCATATCCAATTTAATCTTCTACTATTTTATCATCTGTTAGCAAACGTTTCATTGCCCGGTCTCTTTCCGCTTTTGAAGGATAATTGTCCCCATACCTTTTCCAGCTATCCGGATTTATATCGCTTTTAAAAGTGATATGCGGCTGGGGGTAATCATGGCGACGCAGGATTGTATAGCCGGCTTTGCACAGTTTTCTTTGATCTTTTGCATTCATCTTTTTGCTAATTAGAATTAAACTTGATTCTGGCATAACGATAGAATCGTATATAACCAAACTGGTAGGAAGGGTGCTCCGTATTATCCGATATGGTAATTTGTACATTATAACCTTTTATTCGTAAGAAACGGGCAGCAATTTCCTCAATAGTGTATGTTTTTATATATATATCCCAATCACTAACGACCAATATCGTTTTCACATTCCCACTTTTCAGAATCCTTTTAAAATTTCTGATAGTGCGTATTATCTCCTTCTTCTTGTTCATACTTTAGTTTTATCCTCTTTTAAAATAGTTTTATAGGCTTCTTCCATCCGTTCAATCTCCTCCACACATGCCAGCCATCCGGGAAAACCTCCGATGTTTTTGTCATCGATATAGCAATGGGCATATATCTTTTTCCCGCCTTCCCCATATTTAGCGACATTTTCAGGATCATGGTCATTTACACGGTCGAATGGTATTTTGCGTTCCAACAGCCAGTTGATGGCATTCAATAACTGATCACCAGTACGGCATGTCCAAATAATGATTTTATGTCCTTCATCATGTAATTTCCGGAGCGATTCACCAGCGTATGGTTGCTCCCCGTCAATAGCCGGGAATTTCCCCCGGCTAATGGTTCCGTCAAAGTCAACTGCTATAATCATAATCTACAGAATGAAGGTTCAATACGACGCCATACTCCGTTCTCGTCACGCTTATGGAAATAGTAATTAGTTGCAGTTTTATACACGACATTGCTTTCTTTGAACAACTGCATGATAGCCGCATATTCTTCATCAAAACGTGACTCCAATTCATACAATTTGCTTATAGACTTATAGTCCAAATCCCCCTGACGGTTACGTTCGAGAAGCGTCATCGCCATTTGATACATCGGATCATCGACTCCTTTTTCTGAATGGGCTATATAATTCTTCAGGTAGTCAATCAGCCTTTCGGCAGCGAGATCGGCACGTTCATCAAAACTTTTCACCTTATTGCTTTTTACCTCCAGTTTGAAGTTCCCGTCTACTACTGAAAAAGTGGCGGTCTCTTCACCCTGACGCATACGGAGCTGACTGTATTCTCGCATCACGTTGCGGAAAGCCTTGCTTTCACCTACAATCCAATCATAAAAGCCCTGAACGTCATTCACTACTGGCATGAGTTTACTTTCCACATCGAACATGAATTGATGCCTCAATGCTTCGTAGGTTTCTTTCCGCTGAATGGACTCTGTTTTTTCTTCCTCTTTCAGTTTACGCAACAGTTCCGCCTTTTCTTCTTTTGACAATTTACTAATATCCATACTATTAACTTTTAAATGATTAATTACAATTTGATTTTATATACTTCTTTCAGTTCCCGTTCCTTGTTTTCCGCTTCGATATAAAGCGATGACCTTTGGTCTACCAACTTCGCAAATGTATTGCGATCCATATTCCCGGCATACAATTTTTCGTGTATGGCATCCAGTTCACCGGGAATCTTGTCAAGCCGATCCAGTAATTCATTAATCCGGTTAATCCGGTGTTGTTCTGCACTAATATCCGCCATCTTCTTTCTTCTTTAATATTGATTCCAGCTTCGGTATCAACAGGAGAAGTTCTTCCTCGTCCAGTTCGCGAAACTTCTTTCCAGCTATCCGAACATCAAGGCAAAACGCATTTACCGCTCCCCAGTCTGTTGTGTCGATTCCGATCCGCTGCACTCTCTTCAGGACAGCCGACCTGCGTCTCCTTATTTCCCGTTCGGTGATAGTCAAATCCCGGTTTTCTTTTTTCGCACCGTTCAAATAGCCGCAGAGATACATTGCTTCGCTGTATGTCAACTCTTTTGTGGTATTTGTCCGCCCGTCCGTTAGGTCTAGTAGGATAGCCCGCTTTTGTTCGTCATCAATGCCTTGTGCGCTGTATATGATATGCAGGCGTTTGATAAGGCTTTTACTGATAGGTTTCTTCGTCTTCTGTTCCATCATTATCGCTTTTAATATTTTCAATCCAATGTTTTTGATACCCTTCCGCCCATACTATGTAATATCCGCGTGAACCTCCTTTGCCACGTCCGATAAATGTTGCCTTGAAATGTTCCACGTAGATTCTTTTAAAGCT